ACGCCATAGTGCCTAATTCTGTTCGTGGCAAAGTTTCTACTTCTTGTTTTAACGCCATCAATTCAGCGCCCAAATCAACTGGTGCAGGTTGCGTGTCTACTTTCTGCGCCAAGGCTTGCAAAGCTGCATCGTAAGATGAAATTAAAGATTCAGCGCTTGGCCCAACATCACCTTCGTATACCAAACTGGCCGCGTTTAACAACGACAAAAAAAACATATACCAAGCACGATCAATTAAGTTTGTGCGTGGATCAATCAACGGCACCCGAGGTGGCGTGATAGGTGTTGGTGTAGCGTTAGGACTAAGCATTGGTTGGACTCATAATAAGTTCAGCGCCCATGATCGCAATCTTGATGGGGTCTGTACCTGATATTTCGTACACACGATCCCGCAGCTTGACGGTCATGCCAAGCCTGCGCCAGATTGTGCGGTAGAAGTACTGCCCAACAGCACCCATGCCTTTCCAATGCTCATTGGACCATGTGTGGCCACCATCATCCGACCAGCGCAACATAACGCTTGGTTGTGGGCTTACAAACGCGCCTACTTCGTCAATCAGACGGTTACCGGACTCGGTTATTAAAAAAGCACCCGATTCCGATAGCAGGTATATTGGAATTGGGCTTGAGGCATCAACAACATCAAATGGGCCCGGCAGGTACGCGCCAGTTTGGGCGTCAAGTTGGAGACTGTGCTGGGCGGTACGTTTAAGGGTATTTGTCCCCGTAGGCAAAGCACGCCAAGAGCGCAACCATTTTTGAATGCTGCCGTTGTCCGAGTAATCATCTAAATCAAATGCGTAAATGTTGCCGTTTTCAAAATCGCCTACAACAATTTTGTTGTTGAATGCCATTTGGCAATTAGAACGATGGCGAGTAAATTGGCCTTCTGAAAAACCAGCGCGTTCATGCCATGCTTGTGTTGCCGCATCGTAAACCCAAGTGGTGTTGGCAGACGGAAAGATCAGCACATAAAAACTGTGGCCGTCTTGCTGGTACGTATAGCCAATCGCGTCCGACATGTCAGCATACTGCTGAATCTGCCATTCAACTGCATGAGTAGAAATACGTACACCGGTATAGCCATTGGCACGGTAAACAATACCTTGGCCACGGCGGTCACGGCCAAGCCAGAACAAACCATTGTCCATCTTGGCCACCGAATACGGGGCGGCGCAACCTAACTCATTAAAAGCGCCTTGGATACGTTGCAAAGGGAATCCAGTGCCACCAACGTCATACCAGACTTCAATTGAATTTGTGCCAAAAGCCCAGACTTCGCGGAAGTTGGACGCCACTGCAATTAAGCCATCAGGAGAACCTTCTGTGCTGGCAAAATCAAGCGCGTCAATGTTTGTGCCATCAAGAATCGCGGTAACCCACATTAACTGGCTGTTTGGTTGGTTAAAAACAAAGTAGCCGTCTAAATAGCACACCGTCACAGCACCAGGGAAATCAGGGTCTGTAATGGCACTAAACACGCTTGTGGTGTTGTTGTAAATGTAACTTGGGCCATTGGCCGCAATAAACAACTGTGTGCCATTGTCGGCCAAACTGACAGGGCCGGTGCCAGCCACCGTGCCAATTAACGTGGGCACATACGAGGTGGTGATCTTGTACAACTCGGTGCCCGACACCACAAAGGCCGTGCTGTCGCTAGATGAAAACGCCCACAACCCTCGAACCGGGCCAGTGCCAACTGTGTTCAACAATTTCAAACCTGGCGCTCGTTGCAAGAACGCAGGCTCTTTTCCCGCCTCGGGAACAATCTCAGGAAACAAGTTCACCATGCGGGCATCCGCAGCATTGACGCTGCGGGCCACATAGGTTGAACCAAGGATGGGCGTTTTCATGCTATACTTCCATTTACATTAAATGGAGTTAAACTATGGAAACATGGAAACCAGTTTTGGATTTTGAAGACTTGTATGAGGTTAGTGATTTTGGAAACGTGCGGCGAATTGCCAGAAGCAAGACACTTGACGCTGCCAAAATTGCTGAAGCTAAACAAATGTTTGAACACGGCGCTACCCTTAAACAAGTTGCTAAATTTTTGGGCACCAGTATTCCCACAGCGCATTCTATCAAACATGGCAAAACTTGGGTTGGCAATGCGGCTTACCGGTTGGTAAAATTTCAAATGCTTAAAAATTACTGCATTGTTAGTTTGTGCAGGGACGGAAAATACACCAAACGCAGCGTACATCGAATGATGTGGGAGGCATTTAATGGCCGCATTGAAAGCCGTTTGGAGATAAATCACAAAGACCTTGATCGCGCCAACAATCAACTGGACAATTTGGAAATTGTTACACACCAGCAAAATCTTCAGCACGCTATTGATGCCTACAAGGCCAAAGGGCTTTTGCGGGCGGTCAAAGGAGTGAAAGGATTTATTGCTGGAAAACATAGCAAGTATGACAACAGTTGACTACTATATTCATTAATAATTTCCCGCGTAGATATTGAAACGCTGGCGAGTGGCCACAATAGCGTAAGGCATCGACATCACATCATCAGGGTTGTTGATGCGCTTCAAATTGCGTTTGCTGGTCATAGCAATACGCTGCACTTGGGGGCTTGGCTCAACACCAAACTCAGGCGCAATCTCCATCGCCAGCGCATAGGTAAAAGCACGCAGATAGCCTGGCGGGAATGCCAATACTGTTTGTAACGTAGCAGGCTGATCCAATTCTTCAACACTGACAAAGTGCCACTCCAAGTCCCGCGTGGGCCTGGGGTAGATGTACATATCAACGTCTGGATATGTCATATTGATAAACAACACTTGCGGGTAAGTAGACGTTACTGTCTTCACAGCAATACCATCGTATTGCTGTTGGTTAATCATTTTTATGCCGTAAGAAACGTTTGTGCTTGCGTCACGGTAGTACGTTGCATCATCTAGCAAAATAGGCCTGTTGCCTACAAAATTGCCTGTTGGGCCAAGAGTGCGGTTAATAAAACCAGCAGGCCATGTAAAGACTTGATCTTGGGTGCTAAACACTGACAAACGCTCAGTGTTCCATGAATCAATCATTTGATTCATAGCTGTTAAGCAATCGTTGGCTGTTTCAAGAGAAGGCAATTCGCCTTCGGCCAGCATACCGATCAAGCGCAAGGCTCGGTTAATTTGATCACCGGCGGTGTACGTGGCCATGCTCAGACTCCTTCAGTTTCACCTTTGCGGGTGTATTTGCGCTTCACAACTAACGTGTTGGCCGCTTCTTCAGAGTCTGAAGGCGTGTCTGGATTGTAGCGCATCCAACCATTTTTTTCATCGGATTCGGCTTCAAGGTCCATTGTGGCCACTTTGCGGCCATGAACAGGATGAGAAAGATAAATAACCATGATTTAAAGAACGGGGCCGAAGCCCCGTTTGGTTAGCTTGCGCCGTGGATGATTGCAAAGTTGATGATGACAGCTTCGGAGTACGAAGTTGCAGCAGTCAAGTTTCGCAACGTGATTAAGGCAGAACCAGCAGCCAAATACGAAACGTAAGTGGTGTAAGCCCCAGCAGCGCTACCAGTAGTGTTACTAGAAACGCACACAATAATTGTGTCATTGATGGAGATTGAACTATTGGTCAAAACAAACGATACGGCAGTGGCTCCGGCCAACGCTGCGTTGTTCATTGTGATGCGGCCAGCACTGGTATTCAGCGTCACCCCTGTGGATTTGCTGGTGGCTTGCGTTACCGCACCTTGGGCTGCTGCACTGTAGCCAATTTCTTGGCTGGCGTAGCAGGTAGTAAATTCGGGATCGCTATAAGCAACACCGACTGCTTGTGTATTTGATGGCATGATTGTTCCTTAAAGAATGGGGCCGAAGCCCCATCCAAGTTTAGGCCACGCGGTACACAGTGTAAGCAGCATCGCCGGTTTTGCGGAACAAGAATTGCGCCGCGCCACCAACACCGGCTGCACTGCCAGTAATAGCAACAACCAAGTTACCAACCGCAGTAATGCCAGTTCCCACAGCCATCGTAATCAGGCCAGTTGAAGTGCCCAAGTTGATAACTGTCAGTTCAAACGTGCTGTTGATTTTTGCGTTGGTAAACACAGCGTCAATTGCAGTAGCAGTTGGCAGTGTGTAAGTTGCCGCTGTGGTAGACGGATTGCCCACCAAGATGCCACCAGTGGTTTGTGCAACGGTCAAAGTGGCCGTAGCAGTCGCCGTATTGGGCGCTGCTTGAACGCCCATAATGATTTCATTGGTGTTGCCATCAGTAAACTGATATCCACCGCCAGAATTAGGTAATGCCATGATATTTTTCCTTTAAAAAAGAATTGATTAACCCCAAAGACGGCAAGCCATCTGTGGACGAATGGTGTTAAAGCCATACAGAACGTCAATACGGCAAGGCATACGATCGTTGTTGATGTCGTACTGACGAACAACGCGCAAGCTGATACCGTTATGAACTGCACGTGCAGCCATATCAACACCTTGTGGGAGCAAGAGGTCAGCAGTAGCAAACGTGATAGCGTCCTTGTGGTAAACCAAGTTCTGTGCATACGCAGTAGACGCAGTGCCCAAGAAGGTCACAACAGCGCTAGATACTGGCAAAGCGGTCATGGTAGCCAGTGCGTGAGCAGCGGAGTACATGGGGGCCACAGTTACAGTCCAAGTGCCGGACACAGCAGTAGCATCAGCCAAAGCCACAAACTGGAACAACGAACCAGTGGTTTCACGGGTTTGTGGGTTCACAGCAAAGCAAGCTGCAATGGTAAACACATCACCGGCTTTGAGGGTAGTAGTTACAGAACCTTGAGACAAGGTTACAGTAGAAGCACCTTCAGAAGTCACTGTAGCGCCAACTGTTGTAGATGCCGTAGCATCACGCGAGCCAGTAGTAAACTGTTTGATCGACTGAGACATGTTGATCTCGTCATAACCCAACACGCCAGTGCCCATCATGCCGTTCTTAAACTGCTTGCTGATGGTATCGGTGGGGTTAAACAAACCTTTCATGCCTTCAACCAAACCAGCGTTAGCGGCAGGGTTGACAGTGGCGTAACGTGGGTTCATCACAGCGGCGTTTTCGTTCAGCTTCTGCTGGGCTTGCAACAAGACCAAAGAAGTTGAAGGTGTAGAGCCAGGAGTGCCAACCGAGTTGCCAATAGTCTTGAAGCAGTTAGCAACGTCAGCATCAATGCTGGAAGCCAACTGGCTGATACGAGGCTTCAACACACGTTCTGCGAAGTCATCCAATTGCATGGTCAATTCAGCAGATGTGAAGTTGACACCGATGTGCTTTTGGGTGGAGACAGTCAGAGTGGTGAACTGTTCGTTGTCGTCCTGAACTTGCAGGGCGGCACCGTCAGTGACCAGAGCGCGGTCAGGTAAACGGATACGCAGTGTGGAACCGATTTTCGCGCCTTCAACAGCGAAAGAATCGTCATACTGGCGGTTCACGTTGCGGGTGATCACAAGATTGTTCTCGAGGATTTCGAGAGCCTTCCGTGTGATCATGTCAATGGTTAAGATACTGTTAGACATTTCAAAAGTCCTTTAAAAAGTTTTAGCGGTTCTGTGCTTCCCACTTTTTCCGCTGTCGCAACCTTTCGGCTTCAATCCACTGCGAGGCTGTCATGGTCTTGATAGACCGTGGGTCCGTAGTGTCATGTGCCGGTGATCCAGAGGATCGGGCGGTAACTGGCGAAATCGGCGCTGGCGCAGATGT